CTGTACTTACTATGGGAACCGATCCGCCCCGTCCGCCATGTGACAGCAGAGCTACTGCACACTACTGGTGACCTGATCGCCCGCTGACCCCTTATACTGACTTCAGTCAAACGAAACGACATGACCGCAGCAACCTACAACGGATGGGCAAACTGGGAGACCTGGAATGTCGCCCTGTGGTTGGGCAACGATGAGAACCTGTACAACGTCGCCCGCCAGTATGATTCCTATGATCGCCTCATCCCCCGCCTGGAATCCCAGTTTGGTCAGATGACCCCTGACGGTGCCCGCTGGATGGATGCCACGATCGACACCGACGCTCTGGATGAGATGCTGCAGGATCTGTGACACCTGCCGAACTGGTCCGGGGGTATTGACCTGACCCCCCTCCATGCATCATACTAACCTCAGTTCAGACAAACGACATGACCGCTTCCACCGACAACCTGATCGCCATCGCTCAGTCCCTGCCCGAGGGTGTCACCCCTAAGGTTCAGGTCCTGAAGTCTGCCTCTAAAAAGACCCGTCGCTCTGCTCTGACTAAGACCAATTCCTCTGGTCGCTCTGGTCTGGGTTCTCACGACACTGCTAAAGGTTCCTACGTTGCCACTGGTGACATTGCCATCGGTGCTGGTCGCATGGGTACGCTCAACCCCGTCAACTCCTTGGGTCGCCAGTGGTTGGGTGATAAGTCTGCCAATGCTGCCCGTGCTGCCTCTCAGTACGCTTCCGATCGTCGTGCTGCTGCCCGTGACCGCCTTATGGATCGTATTGACGACGCCCTCGCTCTCTGATACGATACTCTCAGTTCAACCGACAGACAACCTCATGATCCTCTCCATGTCCTCCGACCTCCAGACCCGTCAGATCGTCTGGACTGGTCGCGCCAACGACGACACCCCCATGGGGTCACGCCTTCAGCCCCAGTTGGGCGTCAGTGCTTTTGCTATCGCAGGGCAGTTCGCTGAGGTATGGGCAGAGGAGGCACAGGAGGCGCTGCCAGTGTGGTAGACTCTCTGGGTTCGTGGGGCAGCAGTGCCCCCGCCGCCGTCCCCGTGCGGTCGCGGCGCGTTAGGCGGTTTATAAAACCCATGGGTCCCCCTAAGCTATAAAGTGTTACACTCAACCGATCTATATAAAACTAAAATGGAATCACAAAAACCTGCGATGCAAAAAAATCCCGGAGAAAATATAACGTCTGTAGAGGTCGATCCAATAACTGGGGAGTATTATATTACGATACCTGAATGGATACTGAATGACTTTGGTTGGTACGAAGGTACTGTAGTGAATATGGAAGTCGAAGGAAACTGCATTATTATTACTGAGGTCAATGAGGACTGAGCTTGACCTCGCCTAGATAATATTGTATGATAACTGATGTAATTACATTGTTTTATGGCTAAAGGATTTACCGTTAAAGCAAAGGCACCGACGGGTGTCTCTCCAAAAGAATTTGACTACGACAAGGCACGTGAGATACTCCGTGGCAAGTCGATTGTCTTTTGTTTACCTGGAAGAGGAGTTTCTTACACATATCTGAAGAACTTTGTACAACTCTGTTTTGATATCGTACAGGCAGGTGCAAGTATTCAGATCAGTCAGGACTACTCCTCGATGGTGAACTTTGCACGATGCAAATGCCTAGGGGCAAATGTACTTCGTGGACCTGACCAGATTCCCTGGGATGGCAAGCTAAAGTATGACTATCAGTTGTGGATTGATAGTGATATTGTGTTTAATACTGAAAAATTCCTTCAGTTGATTCTGATGGATAAAGATATTGCAAGTGGTTGGTATTGTACGGAAGACGGGCAAACGACCTCTGTGGCACACTGGATGGAAGAGGATGACTTCCGTAATAATGGTGGAGTCATGAATCATGAAACTCTAGAAACCATGGCAAAGCGTAGCAAGCCATTTACTGTTGACTATGCAGGGTTTGGTTGGTTGCTCATTAAGAATGGTGTGTTTGAGCATGAAGAGATGAAGTATCCTTGGTTTGCACCAAAGATGCAAGTCTTTGAGTCTGGAGAGGTTCAGGACATGTGCGGAGAAGATGTAAGTTTCTGTTTGGATGCAAAGGAAGCAGGCTTTGAAATCTGGTGCGATCCTCGTATTAGAGTTGGTCACGAAAAGACAAGGATTATTTGATGGCTAACAATGAACTTTACAATATACTTTGTAAAGGAGTGGCGATATACTCCCACTTGACAGAGGAAGAGTATTTCGATACAATGGAGGACCTGTCAGTAGAGTACTACCAGACAGGTTCTCCAAGTCCAGAAGAACTTGAAACTGAAATTATTGAGGGTTAATTATGGCAAAGGCAAAGGTCGGACTGAATAAGAGCTCTTATATTCCGGGTCCTCCTAAAAAGTCTCGTCAAGGAGATGGGGATGGTACTAAGTATGCCGCTTCTTCTCGCAATAAAGCGCGAAAGAAGTATCGCGGACAAGGTAAGGGTTGACCAATGGGGCTTTATGCCCCCTTTTTTGTAAAAATAAATAGTGTTAAGGGATAGCAACCCCTCTAAAAGTTCTGATTTCATGCAAATCAGGAGCTAAAATGGGACAATCACCTGTCGATAGGAACGAAGAATACATGAGAGAGATGTGGGGAACCACTAAACTCATCTCTGATTATGGTTCAATGGAGAGTTTACCTCAAAAAAGAGTACTTACTGAGGTAATGCACGACACCGCGCCTCGTCATGACCTTAAGAAACAGACTGAACTTCATGAAAAGATCAGAAATGATGAAGATTATGATGATTGGTCATATGGAACAGAGCCAACATACGGCAATCCCTGGATGTAAATATAAATAAAGTCAAGAAAACTTCTTGACAATCATGATTTCACGGGTTTCTAGAGCGTTCAAGGACATTAGTTTGTCCTTTGAACCACACCCCGTAACAAAAGACTTGCCGATTCTGAAAAATGAGTCGGCAATTCGTCGTTCTGTGCGAAATTTAGTGGAAACAATTCCAACTGAACGCTTTTTTCAACCACTTTTAGGTTCTGATGTTCGTTCAAGTCTGTTTGATTTCGTTGATTATGGTACTGCTACCATAATTCAGGAGCAAATCATCACAGTTCTTGAAAACTATGAGTCTAGAGTGACGAATATTCAGGTTCAGGTTGATCCACAACCAGATAATAACACATTTGAAGTTAATATTCTCTATAGCATCATAGGTCAAGATTTTCCTGTTCAACAATATACGTTCTTACTAGAGGCAACCAGGTAATATGCCTTTTACAAAATTTACAAACCTAGATTTTGATCAAATAAGAAGTTCAATCAAGGACTATCTCCGTGCAAACTCAACGTTTACGGATTTTGACTTTGAAGGTTCTAACTTTTCAATCTTAATTGACACTCTAGCGTACAATACCTACATTACTGCGTTCAACTCAAACATGATTGTGAACGAATCCTTCTTGGATTCTGCAACTTTGAGGGAAAACGTGGTTTCTCTAGCAAGAAATATTGGTTATGTACCACGCTCTAGAAGCGCCGCTAAGGCGAATGTATCTCTGAGTGTACAAACATCAAGCACTTCCCCTACACTGACGTTAAAGGCGGGTCTAGTGTGCGTTGGTGCAGTAGATAGCAGCAGTTATGTCTTTTCAATCCCAGAAGACATCACTACAAGCATAGTTTCTGGAGTTGCCACATACGATAATATTACAATCTATCAGGGAACCTATCTGAGAAAAACTTTTGTTGTTGATGGTTCTCTTGATCAAAGATTTATTTTAAATAACTCCTTCATTGATAGTTCTACCATTGTCGTTTATGTGAAGGGAACTTCTGATAGTGGTCTTGGGAGACAATATTCTGTAGTTGATAATATTTTAAATCTAAACAAGACATCAGAGATATACTTACTTCAAGAAGTTCAAGATGAAAAGTACGAACTTCTATTTGGTGATGGGTATTTTGGAAAGAAACTAGAAAATGGGGCAATTGTAAATGCCTCATACATTATTACTGATGGTGCTGAAGGAAACGGACCATCAACATTTGCGTTCTCTGGAAGGTTTACAGACTCCCTGGGCAACGTTGTAATACCTTCTAGTACTGTTTCTGTCACCACTATCAATGCCGCTTCAAATGGCAGTGATATTGAGAATGTTGACTCTATCAAATATTTTGCCCCACGTCTGTATTCGTCACAATATAGAGCAGTCACTGCTCGTGACTATGAGGCAATCATCCAGTCCATTTATCCAAATACTGAGTCCGTATCGGTAGTTGGTGGTGAAGAGTTAGACCCACCAGAATATGGAAACGTTATTATCAGTATCAAACCAAAGAATGGTGACTATGTTTCAGACTTTGATAAGCAAAGCATTCTTTCAAAACTAAAGAATTACGCACTTTCAGGAATCAACCAAAGAATTACTGACCTTAAGGTTTTGTATGTTGAGATTGATTCTGCAGTTTATTATAATAACCCTCAGGTTACAAATGTAAATGCTCTTAGAACCAAGATTATATCAACTCTGAATACATTTGCCTCTTCCAATATTAATAAGTTTGGTGGAAGGTTTAAGTATAGTAAGTTATGTCAGACCATTGATAATAGTGACAATGCAATTACATCCAACATTACAAGAGTTGTTATTCGCAGGAACTTAAAAGCACTTATTAACCAGTCAGCACAATATGAGTTGTGCTATGGAAATAAGTTCCATATGAATAAGGATGGTTTTAATATTAAGAGTACTGGTTTCACTCTTGCTGGAAGAACAGGAACTTTCTACTTTACCGATGTTCCTGGAACTGATGGTATGGGTGTTATCTCAGTTGTAAAAGATGTTAATGAAACTGGCAAGTATGAGGTTGTTGTTAAGTCTGCTGGTACAGTAAACTATACGACTGGGGAAATAATTCTCAACACACTAAATATCACTTCTACTGCCGTAGAGAATAATATTATTGAGATTCAGGCATTCCCAGAATCGAATGACGTTATCGGTCTTAAGGACTTGTATCTATCATTTTCTGTTGCTGATAGCACCATAAATATGGTTAAAGATACTATAACTTCTGGCGAGCAGATATCTGGCGTCGGATACAAGGTTACTTCTAGTTACTTAAACGGAGAACTTAAGAGAGGATAAGATGATACAAACGGGCTTTGAGAAAAGGGTAAAAGTTCAACAGATAATTGAGAAACAATTACCAGAGTTTTTAAGAGCAGAAAGTCCAAAAACAATAGATTTCTTAAAGCAATATTATATTTCTCAAGAATATCAAAGTGGACCTTCTGATATTTCAGAAAACTTAGATCAATATTTAAAACTTGATAACCTTACCACTGAGGTTATCTCTGGCAAAACCACACTTTCTACTGGTATTTCTTCAACCACAGATACTGTAGTAGTAGAGAGTACCAAGGGTTTTCCACCAGAGTATGGTCTGTTTAAAATTGATAATGAAGTTTTCACATACACTGGAATAACAACCAATTCTTTTACTGGTTGTATCAGAGGTTTCAGTGGAATTACTTCATATCACTCAGATCTAAACCCAGAAGAGTTAGTATTCAATACTACTTCTAGAGAAGAACATGCAAGTGGTGCTAATGTACAGAACCTAAGTGCATTATTCTTGAATGAGTTTTACAAAAAACTCAAGTATACCTTTACTCCAGGTCTGGAAGATGTTGACTTTGTAGAGAATCTTGATGTCAACAACTTCATAAAAGAAGCAAGAAGTTTCTATGAGGCAAAGGGAACTGAAGACTCATACAAGATTCTTTTCAAGGTACTATATGGTGTAGTTCCACAGATCGTTGATTTAGAAGAATATCTAGTAAAACCATCCTCTGCAGAATATAGAAGAAGAGAAGTTGTAATTGCTGAAAGAGTTTCTGGAGATCCAAACAACCTAGTTGGTCAAACTATTGTAAAATCATCAGACTCTGAAACCAAAGCATCAGTATCTGAAGTAGAAATCTTCACAAGGTCTGGTATTAGTACATATTTTAAGATCGGTCTGTTTATTGGGTTTGATGATAAAGACCTCATTGAAGGAACATTTAATATTCAACCACAGACAAAAGTCATCAGACCAGTATCTGTAGGTTCTTCTGTTGTAACAGTTGATTCCACTGTTGGGTTTGCTGATACTGGAAAAGTTATCTCTGGTAGAAATACTATTGAATATACGTCTAAAACTGTAAACCAGTTTCTAGGATGTACAGGAATTGGAACTGCAATAGAAACAAAAACAGATCTTAGAACCGATGAAGTATTCATTGGATATGAAAATGGAGATACTTCTAAGAAGGTAGAGATACGCATCACCGGTGTTCTATCAAAGTTCGAAACATTGGGTGATGTTCTGCTGTCAACAGAGGGGCAGAAGATCTACACCAAGAATGTTGGTGAGAAAATTCTAAACCCAGAGTCAGATAAGTCAGATAAAGAAATTTTTGCAAACTCTTGGGTATACAATACTAGTTCCAGGTTTGATGTTGAGAGCATCTCTGGTTCCACATTCCAACTTAAGACTGAAATTGATAAGTCAAGTCTGAAAGTCGGTGATAGTGTAGATATCCTCAATGGAAGTACTGAGACTGTCCTTCATAGCAACGCTGTTGTTGCTAGTGTAGATGCGGTAAACAAGCAAGTTACCTTAAATAACCTGAGTGGTTTTACTTCAAGTTCCACAGTCATTTACACTATTAGAAGAAAACTAAAAACTGCATCTAGTAGTGGAACTCCTATTTTTTATGGAAATGACACTATAACTAGTGATATCCAAAATCTTTATACAGATACTGATGGATATGCATATGTTGCAACAAACTCACTTCCATCATATAGCATCACTCAAAATGTTTCACAAGCAACCATATCTTCTGCCAGTGGAAGTGCTATCCAGGGATATGATCCTATAACGGAAAAGTATTCTATCATCTCATTTGGAAGTGCTGTACCATTCATCACTGGAGATGAAGTTTATTATACCGCATCAGACTCATCATTAACAGGTTTGTCTGAGGGATATTACTATGTAAAGGTTCTCACTCTGAGCAACCAAATCAAACTATACGCTTCAAGATCACTGATTGTTAGCGATAACCCAGTTGAGTTTACCTCAAGTAGTGCTACTGGTTCGCATACATTTACACTTTCAAGTCAAAGAAGTGGTCTTATCCATCCACAAGGGTTACTTAAGAAGTTCCCTCTGACAAAAAATATTAAGAACGGAGATAAGACTTCAACAATTCCAGGTTCTACTGGAATGTTGATCAATGGTGTTGAGGTCATTAACTACAAGTCAAATGATAAAATTTATTATGGTCCACTTGAAAGCGCACGTCTATACAATGGTGGAACCAACTATGATGTAATTTCCCCACCAGAAATTGAAATTGCTTCACCAGGAACAGGGTACACGACTGCTTTGATAAGACCAGTCATTGATGGTAATGTCAAGGAAGTAAAAGTTGACCCACAAGATTTCGACTTAGTTGATGTTTTGTCTGTCACTATCTCTGGTGGTAATGGTTCTGGTGCTATTTTAGAACCAGTTTTAGAGACAAGATATCGTGAGATTGAGTTTGATGCTCGCCTAACATCTGATGGCGGTGGAATTGATATCTCCAGTGAAACTATCACCTTCCCAAGACCACACAAACTGAGAAATGGTGATGCTGTTGTCTACAATAGAAATGGAAACAACTCCATAGGTGTTGGTACTTTTGGTGGAAGTAACACGCACCAAAACCTCTCTTTGAATAGTGGTTCAGTATATTATGCTGAGTTAGTTAATACCACTACTATTAAACTATATGATTCCTTTGAG